GTAAACTGGAGGCGTTCAATTTCATCAACGATGACTGAATCAAGGAACGGGTTGTCCTTGTAGGTTGTTTGGTAGAAGTCGCAATCGTCACGGGTCAAGACCTTGTCGTAAATCCAATGAAAGGAATCGGATGGGTTGTAGTCGAGGATTATTTTGCCGTCCGTTCGGAAGATAAGCTGCTGCCAGTCCTCAAAGAATAACTCGTTCGCCTCGTTGATGTACAGCAGGTTCCGTTTGCGTCCTCGAATCTTTTGAGGTTGATCGAGGGAGATGAACTCCACGAGGTTACCATTCAGTTGGTATTCGTGGTTACTCATATTGTGATTCTCCTCTCGGTACAGGTCGTGCATTCGCAGGATGTCGATGAAGTCACGCATCACCGATGCCCGCAAGGACGGGAAGGTCTTACGGCAAATGGTTACCACCTTGTCCCTGTTCGTAGCACAATAATGAAAAATAACCCAGAGCAGGATGTTGTACGTCTTCCCACTCCGAGTGCCTCCCTGCTCTACTGTGATTCGCTTGTCGCTCCGCAGTAGGTGGGCAAATACCTTATTCGTTCGTATCTCCGACAATGGTGACCTTGAAGGATTTGTCTGCGTGGTGTTCTATCTCCTGCCGCTCTACATAGCCACGGCTCTTGCCCTTTGTCTTGAGGTAGAAGATTGTGGAGGTAGGGTTGCCGTCCTTTATCTGGTTGTGAAGCGAGGACTCCGCAAAGTCAATCGCCATATCTGCGATGGCGTCAACCTCTTGCTTGTACTTGGGGTCTTCACGGTACCATTCGTAGTGGGTGTTGCGGCTGATGCCTACCACCCGTGCAGCAGTTGACACAATACCAAGCGACTTTTCGAGGGCTTCAATCATTGCCCTTTTTGTTATGTCCGTTTTAGTACTCATTTTCAAGTGAGATTGAGTTCGTTTGAAGGATGTTGCGGAATACGGCCTGCGCCTGTTTCCAAAGGATTAACTCGTACTCGTGCTTGGATTCCTGCACCATTGTATGCAAGAACAGTTCGGTCTCCCAGAGGGAGTTCCAAGCGTCCTCCGAGCGGACTGCCCGTTTGAAGATGGTCTCCTGTTCGGGGGTCTCCACCTTATAGGTTAGTGTTGCTTTCATTTTAGGTAGTTGTAATATGAAATGCTTTCTTTTATTGTTTGGATGTCGCTCGCTTTTTGGGCTGCTTCCATAGCAAAGATACCATCTGCTTCGTATACGTTGGTGAATTTCAGTTGCTTGGCGATTTTATACTTCACCATAAAGGAACCCATATCGATATTGCCCACCTTTGGCTGGCCTGTTGCTCGTAGTCGGGGAGAGCCGTCCTTGTTCTCCTGCCCCCACGTCACCATATCTGCGGTCGCTCCTTTGATGTGTTCGTACCAGTTGGGGTGGATGAGGTTGTCATCGTCAAGGAACAGAATGTAGTCATCGGGTTTTGCCTTTAGGCGGGAGAGCATTTCGTTCCTTACTGGGTGACCCCAATGTCCCGTGAATTGAGAAGTATACCATTTGCCTCTTGATTGTACGCCTGTTGATTTGTCAAAGGCCACCTTCCAGCTGCATTTGGGCGGGATGCTTGGGGCAATCATCACAAGGTTCCACGGACGAGAGCAGGGAGTGAGAATGTGAATCATTTTGCACGGATGTAGTTTACGCACTCATTGAAGGCGTCATCGTTCATCTCCTCGCTCTGGTATTCCAAAAAGAAGTCCTTGCCCTTTCTGCGGTAGACCTCGTAATGGTGCAGCATAATGCCTGCCATCGATACGTTGATACGCATTATGTAGTAGGAACCGATGACGGTATCAAGGGAGAATCCGTGATAGGTACTGTAAGTGGATTTCATTTAGAAGTTCTTTTGAAAGTTTAGTGCCAAAGTCGGCTTCGTGGTGGCAAGGTCGGCATACCGCCATCAGATTTTCTATCGTGTCTCGGCTCTTGCTCCCTCCCATCCCTCGGGGTTGGATGTGGTGGATGTCAACCGCACGGCCTCCACACACCTCGCAACAAATGAAGTCAGTATCAGAGAATCCAGTCGCCTCAATATATACTTTTATATGTTTTTTCAACTACCCTATAATTTTTATAGAATCCAAATTTTTTTAATTTCAACACAATAACTTGATAATTACCCCCTATTTCATCGACAAGATGTCTTGCAGACGGAAAAATACTTTTACCATCATCACTCACTATCGTATAAGACAACCTGCCCATTTTACCGTTGGATTGAGCGTGAAGCGAGTTTTCAGAAGCCGTAACCCACTCTAAATTCTCAACTCTATTATCTTTCTTATCTAAATTTTTGTGATTTACAAATGGCTTATTGTCTGGGTTTGGTATAAAAACTTCCGCAACAAGGCGATGAACCCTCTTTCTAAATTTTGTTGTTGGGTTTACAGATATATACCCATCCTTGGTATGTTGAAGGTTTAACATTTTATACTTGTCGCATCTTGGGTCTTTGTTAACCCTGCGAACCCTTCCCTTGTTGCTGCACTCGTACTTCCCGTCAAGTCCAGGTATTTGCTTCCAAATTTCTTCCATACATATATAACCACATATTGTTGCATTTGTTGTATTATGTATAGAACTCCACGGGCGAAAGCCCTGTGGCTTCAAAGTAGACCTTCTTGTGTTTTACCATAACGCTCACCTAAATAAACCGCACAAAGGACTTTTGTGATAGCGAAGTCCGTTGCCGCCTGCAAGTCATAGCGGGATTTGATTTGCTCGATGCACTCCTCATCTGTAACTACCAAGCGGTACTGCTCCCATCGGGAGGAAGCCCAAACCTTCTTTGTGTGCTTCTTTTTGCTCTTGGTGTAACTCACCTCCAAGTCCAGCATCCAAATTGAATTACTCATTTTCGCCTCTTGCTATTTCTGATGCCTTGTCCTCGTACCATTGCGCCTTGAGGATGTCCTGCTCAATCGGATTGTTCGGCTTGCGTCCTGCTCGCATTCGATACTTGAAGGCGTTGATTTCGCAATAGGCGATGAAGGCCGCTGGCCCCCAGATGTCAAGCATCATCTCCCACACCTCCTTGTTGTTCTGCTTGTAGTGATCGGGGCGGACTTCGCTCATTTCTCTTTGGTGTTTGTAAAATAGTTTTTAATTTCATTTTCAATCTCGCTCAATCTCTGCTCCGCTGACAGGCCGCTATTCTCGGACTCAATAATTTGACCGATTTCATCAAGCAGGTGATACAGAGCAATCAGCTCTTGGATTTGTGTTCTCATTCGATATTCAAATTGTGAACCTGCAACAGGTTGCGGATGTCCTCCCGCACTTGGTCGTAGCAACTGTACTCGCACTCGTTCAGCATCCCGTGCTTCAGCTTTCCTCGCAGGTCTTGGTCTAACTTCCAGAGGACGTGCTTGTACATCCCCCCGTTGGTCGCATCGCTGAACTCTTGCTCGTCATCGGGCAAATTGAACTCAAGAATCGCTTTCATAAGGCAAACAAGAATTGAGCGGCGATTGCAGCAAGGCCACCAGCCAAAGTGTATACCACGTCCCAGACGCTATCATCGTAGTCCCTACGGCCGTCGAGTAGGATTCCTTTTAATTCTCTGCCGAATGCTGCTGCGATTAGTATAGGCCAGCTGCCCGTAACGGCAAGGATTGCCATCCCCGCCCAGAAGTGTGCGATGTGGTCTATTTTCATTTTTCTTTTGTGTTAAGGGTTATACGTTCTTTAATCCATTTCACCCCCTTAATAAATCCGTGATATCTTGAAGATGCTTGTTCAGCTCGCAACTCATCCATAGATTCTTCATAACCTTCATAACGCTTTGCTTCTAAAATAATCTCCTTTTCACTTGGCAATTGTATCTCGTTGGCTGTGTAAAAATTTACCACTTCCTTTGCTTCTTTAGCAAGTGTGTTTAATGCCATATGGGCATCGAATGCACGTCCAGAGTGAGCTTCTTGCATTTGGATTATAGCATTCAGCATTTCAATTGGTGTTTTCATTTTCTCGCTGACGTTAAAGGTTCTGTCATAATCATAGGCAATCTTTTCGACCCTTTCGTCTGCGTACTTGAGAACGAAGTCGAGGATTATCTCCTTCTCCTTCTTAATCAGTAGCTTCTCATCTACTAAAAGGGCGTCTACTATTTTTTCAGCGCCAAGATCCGATTTAACAAAATCGTAAACAAGTTGTATTGCTGTCTTTTCCATTACTCGTTGGTGTTAAAGTTTAGTTTTGACATACTCAGTTTTTTCTTTCTCTGTCAAGTCAGAAAAGAATTGTACGGCTATTGCTTTCCCAAACAATACTTTCTTTGCCATTACAAACCTTTCTTTAAGCGTAGTATGTCGCTTATCATAGTTAAGTGGTTTAGCAATCTGCCACCCAGCAAATTGTTTACCATCAATTACTACTGATACGGACTCTGAAGCTGGTTGGTCTTTTACCAATTCGTCAATTAAAATCACTTTCATTTCTCGTTGGTGTTAAGTGTTCTTATACATTTTGTGCAGTAAGCATATGTTCCATTTTCACTGACTTTGATTTGTGGTTGTGGGACTTTGCAT